GTTCCGTTGGGCTGAGAATGACCCCCGAGCTGGCGGCAGAAATCGAGAAGCTGAAAGCTCAAACGGCAGGAACGGGGTGGGGAGATGCGAACCGTGTTTCCGAAGCGGTCAAACGGCAGGCTAATGACCGTCAGGTGGGGAATTCACACTATAAGAATATGGACATTCAGCCGTGGGAGGCGATGGAAGCTTGGCTGACCCCGGAAGAGTTCCGTGGGTTCCTGGTCGGAAACAGCCTAAAATATCTGGCCCGAGCGGGTAAGAAAGGACCCTACGAAGAAGACATTCGGAAGGCGCACCATTATCTTGAAAAGCTTCTTGAGGTGCTATAATCGCGGGACGGTGTTGACGCACCGTCCTACTTCCACATAGGGCAATGAGGTGCCAAATGAAGCAAGAAAAGTGTAGCACAGAGCAGTGGCGCAAAATACCGGGATTTGATAACTACGAGGTGTCTAATCTGGGACGATTGAAATCTTGGCTACCACCTAGGAATTTTGGAAAAGTACCGTCGGAGGGGTCTATATTAAATCCGACCGCGGATAAAGACGGGTACTACAAAACTACGTTGAGGCAAAACGGGAAAAGAAAAACAGTTAGGATATGTATTTTGGTATGTATGGCGTGGCATGGGGAACGCCCTTTTTGCACCGCAGTAGTCAGGCATCTGGATGGCTCAAAAAGCAATGACACACCGGACAATTTAAGGTGGGGAACCACCAAAGAAAACTACGAAGACTCTGTATTGCATGGGACAAATTTTCGCGGCACACGAGTAAACACATGTAAGCTTACTGAGCAGGATGTACGGGATATCAGAAGCAGCGATCTTTCATGCACAGAGCTAGCCATGATTTATCCGGTAAATAGCAGCATGATAAGCAAAATACGAAAGCGCCGAAATTGGGCGCATGTGACATAAATTTCAACCTAACCCGGAGTAAACCCATGATCGAGCGCCAACCTCAGCAAAGTTCCGTACAGGACTTCATCACCCAGAACCTGCGAGCGCAGAGCCCGTTTCTTACGGAGTCGGATGCTCAACCCATCGATATCACGCTGGGCCCGCAGGATGGAGAGACGATTGTTGAGGTTGAAACGACGCAGATCGATGCGCCATCGTTTGGTGCCAACCTGGCCGAGTTCGTTGATGATTCTGAATTGACTTCGATTTCATCGGATCTGATGGATGACTTCGATAACGACAAGGCTTCGCGGTCGGATTGGGAACGGACCTACAAGGATGGCATCGATCTCCTGGGACTGAAGATCGAGGAGCGGACTGAGCCGTGGAACGGCGCCTGTGGCGTATTCCACCCCATGCTGACCGAGGCGGTGATCAAGTTCCAGTCAGAGATGATCTCGGAGACGTTCCCGGCGATTGGTCCGGTAAGGGCGAAGCTGATTGGCAAAGTGGACCGGGCGCTCAAGATGGCGGCCGCCCGGGTGGTCCAGGACATGAACTACCAGCTCACCGAGAAGATGGTGGAGTTTAGACCCGAGCATGAGAAGATGCTGTGGTCCCTGGCCCTCGCAGGTGCGGCGTTCAAGAAGGTCTATTTTGATCCTACGCTCAACCGCCAGGTGTCCATGTTCGTGCCGGCAGAGGACATATTCCTCGCCTACGGCGCGTCCAATGCAGACAATTCAGAGCGCATCACCCACCTGATGCGGAAAACCAAGAACGAGATCCGCAAGTTACAGTATGCAGGGTTCTACAAGGACGTTGAGCTGGGCGAGCCGACCAAGGAGGTCAGCGACATCCAGAAGCGCAAGGATGACGAGTCCGGGTTCAGTTCAATCCGCGATGAGCGCTATCAGCTCCTCGAGATGCAGGCGTTCCTTGACCTTCCGGGGTTTGAGGATACGGATCCAGAGAGCGGAGAGCCCACAGGGATCGCGCTGCCGTACGTGATTACGATCGATCGGGGCACCAGCAAGGTGCTGGCCATCCGCAGGAATTGGGACGAGCACGACGAGCTCAAGCAGCCCAGACAGCACATCGTCCAGTACACCTACATCCCGAACGACTCAGGTCCTTATGGTTACGGCTTGATCCACCTCATCGGTGGCTTCGCCAAGGGTGCAACGTCGATCCTCCGGCAACTCGTTGATGCGGGCACGCTGGCCAACCTCCCGGGTGGCTTCAAGACCAAGGGTCTACGCATTAAGGGTGACGACACGCCGGTCATGCCGGGCGAGTGGAGGGACGTGGACGTAGCCTCCGGGGTGATGCGCGATAACGTGCTACCCCTGCCGTACAAGGAGCCGTCGGCTACCCTGTTCCAGCTTCTGCAGAACATCGTGGAGGAAGCCAAGGGGCTTGCCGCGACCGCTGAAGTTGATCCCAAGGACATGAATGGCGAAGCGCCGGTGGGCACCACGCTGGCGATCCTGGAACGCAAACTGAAGGTGATGTCGGCCGTGCAGGCCCGCGTGTACGCCTCGATGTCTCAGGAATTCAAGCTGATTGCCGCGTTGATCCGGGATTACACCGCGCCGTCTTACAGTTACATACCAGATGATCATGCACAGTCTTCGGCCAAGAAAGAGGACTATGAGCAGGTCGATATCATCCCGGTAGCCGATCCGAATGCCTCAACGATGGCGCAGAGGATCATCCAGTACCAGGCCGCCATTCAGTTATCTCAGCAGGCTCCGCAGGTCTACAACATCCCCTTGCTACATCAGCAGATGCTTGAGGTAATGGGCATCAAGGACGCGGACAAGATCGTGGAGACGGAGGAAGACCTTGTTCCCACGGATCCGGTGACCGAGAACATGCAGATGATCAAGATGAAGGGCGCCAAGGCGTTCATTGATCAGGATCACGATGCTCACCTCGCTGTGCACAACTCGTTCATCCAGAATCCGCTGATCGCTCAGTCGATGGGGCAGAATCCGAACGCGCAGGCCATCATGGCCGCCATACAGGCGCATATCGCAGAACACGTAGGCTTTGCCTATCGCAAGCAGATTGAGATGCAGCTCGGGATGCCGCTGCCGCCGCCCGATGAAGAGATGGATCCAGCGCTCGAGAAGCAGATCGCTCCGCTCTTGGCCCAGGCTTCGCAGCAGATGCTTCAGCAGGCACAGCTCAAGGCACAACAACAAGCGGCTCAACAGCAGGCCCAGGACCCGGTATTCCAGCAACAGCAGCTTGAACTTCAGATCAAGCAGACCGAGCTCAAGGACAAGAAAGAGATCGAGATGGCGAAGATCCGCAAGGACCTCATCATTGCCGACAAGGCCGACCAGACCAAGATCGTGGTGCAGGAGATGAAAGACCACGCCGCCGGATTCCAGACAGGGTTCACGGCGATACAGGATGCCCTGGCCGGGCAGGCTTCACAGGGACTCCCTGGGGCCGAACAGCCGCAACCCGCACCGACCGGTGCTCCACCGCAGATGCCACCTCAATAGGAGCAGTAAATGACTGATTTAGACCTTCTCGAGAAGGAACTCAAGGAAGAAATTGCGTTGCGCGAGGAAGCGCTGACCGAGGGCCGAGTAGGCTCCTGGGAAGAGTACAAGTTCCTGACCGGGGTAGTAGCCGGACTTAACGGAGCCCTTGGGGCCGTTAAACACGCGAAAAAACGCTACGAAGAGCTCTAATTTTTCGTCCACGGGGCGGCGAAAACGCATAACGCGCAACAGCCCTGCTAATGGAGACAATATGTCCGCAACTGAAATCGATGCTGAAAAGACCAAGGAAGAAGCGGCCGCGCTGGCTGCTAGGCTTCCTGACCCCGCCGGATACAAGATGCTGGTGATCAAACCTGAGATTCAGGAGAAGTCAGCCGGAGGCATTGTGTATGCCGACTCAACCCGCAAGAAGGAAGAACAGGGTGCCGTGGTCGGCATAGTTCTGAAACAGGGTCCGATGTGCTACCAGGATCCTGAGAAGTTCCCTTCAGGGCCGTGGTGTAAGGAAGGCGACTTCGTACTCCTTCGAGCTTATTCGGGTTCACGATTCAGCGTAGACGGAAAGGAATTCATCATCGTCAACGACGACATGATTGAAGGCACCGTAGATGATCCGAGAGGAATCAATAGGGCGTATTGATGACCAGAGCTATACGCAAAAACGGAGATACCCCATCCATCGTAAATGGGCACAAAACGTGTTCTTTATGTCGGGTGTTTTTACCAGTTGAATCTTTTTGCAAACGTACACTAAAAACAGGCAATGTTTCATATAGGCCTAAGTGTAAAGAATGCGAAAAAACGGCTAGAAAAACACCGGAAGGAAGGAAGTTCTGCGCTGATTCCATGCGGCGATATCGAGCGAAAAACCCCGACAAAGTAAGGGAAATCAAACAGAGATATTATGCAACGGGCAAAGGCAAAGAGTGTAAACGCCGAGAGGACGCGGCATTTTGCCGTTCTGGGGGTAGGGCTAAGGCCGAAGCCAGGCGCTTGTCTCTTCCGCTAACGGAAGCTAGGAGAGCAGCTAGACTGAAAAACCACGCGCAGAGACGCGCCGGGAAGGTAGCGGATGAGCTAAGTGCTTTTGCGCTTGGTGAATCCTACAAACTTGCAAAGGACCGCAAGAAAACTACGGGGGTCAAATGGGAAGTAGACCACATCAAACCCGTTGCTCGCGGCGGTACAAACCACTACTCAAACATACAAGTAGTGCCCAAAACATGGAACCGCCAAAAATCACACCGTCGAATTGAAAAATTTTTCGGCGCTTACTAATGGGTGATGTATGCCAGAAGTAACTTTGAGAGATGACGATTTCCCGAATGATGAAGAAGTCTTCATCGTAGGGTCCAACAAAACCAAACCAGAATCAGAACCCGAGTTCACGCCTCCGGCGGAACCTGAACCCGCTCCGGCACCCGCTCCGGCACCTGCAGATGCTGCACCCACGGATACGTCTCTTGAAGACGACATGGACAAGTATTCGCAGGGCGTACAGAAGCGGATGAATCAGCTCACGCATCGGTATCACGATGAGCGCCGAGCTAAAGAAGCGCTGGAAATGCAGAACCAGGAAGCCATTCGAATCGCTCAGGCGATCTTGGTAGAAAACGAGCGACTGCAGAAAGCGTACAACGACGGAAGCCAGGACTACATTAAACAGGTCCAGTACAAGATCCAGTACGCTGAGAAGCTGGCAGAAGACAAGTTCCGTAAGGCGTATGAAGCAGGGGATACGGAGGGGCTGATTGAAGCCCAGAGGCTCCGGGACGAGATCGCGGTTGAGAAAGCTCAGCTTGCGAATTTCCACGCTCCACAGCCTGCGCCGCAGCCTGCACCGCAACAAGCCCCTTTACAAACGGTTCAGCAACCGGTATACAACCAGCAAAGTGTAGCTCCACAGCAACCACAGGCACCCCAGCGCGATACAAGGGCGGAAGAGTGGGCCGCAGCAAACCCGTGGTTTGGTGCCGATGAGGAAATGACCTCGCTTGCTTATGGACTACATGCAAAGCTAGTTAATTCGGGTGTCAGCACGCAGTCTGATGAGTATTACAATACCATCAACAAAAGAATGCGGGATGTCTTCCCTGACTACTTTGGACTTAATAAGCCCCGGGCTTCGTCCCCCGTGGCTCCTGCAGGACGGACTGCTACCACTGCAGGTAAAAATGAGACGCTAAACGAAACGCAGAAAGCGGTCGCACGAAAATTGGGTGTTCCATACGACTTATATGCGAAACACGTCAAAAAATTACAGGAGCAGGCGAATGGATAATGTAAAGGTTGATAGAACTCGTCGTACTGAAGAAACCCGGGCCTCAGAAGTACGTCCGACCCCTTGGAAACCGGCACATGACCTGCCTATTCCAGACCCTATCGATGGATATGAATTTCGTTGGATCCGTGTGGCGATGATGGGGACTCCCGATCCCGCGAACATGGCGAAAGCCAGGCGCGAAGGATGGGTACCCTGCAAGGCATCAGACCATCCGGAAATCAGCGCTGACTTTGCAGCTTTTGGATTGGCGCCAGCCTCCGACCTCATTGAGATTGGCGGACTTGTCCTGTGTAAGACGACTACTGAGATTAAACGTCAGCAGAACGCCTACTATGACGAGTTCACGCAGCGTCAGACGCAATCCGTTGAACAGAACTTCATGCGTGAGAATGATCCGCGTATGCCGCTGTTCAAGGAAGGCAAAACCAACGTAACTTTTGGCAGAGGCTCCTGAGAAATCGGGGCTGATGCTTAACAATTTAGGAGCAACTTATGGCTTATCCTAACGGTATTGGCCCCAACGGTCTGGTTCCTGTAAACCTGATTGGCGGGCAAGTATATGCGGGCGCTATTCGTCAGATCCCGATCGCTTCTGGGTACGCTCAGAACA